TAACATTGTCAACATCGTGACGAGAATGATAGCGAATATGAATCTCATAGGTTTCACAAGTAAACGCATCATACTTCTCAAGTTCTTCTTTACAGAATTTAGAGTATTCATCTTTTTGTTTTTTACGAATTGCCCAATGCTTACCAGCATAATACTGATTTAAGCTTGGTGGTTTAGGTAGGTCAAGGTCTATCTCAAGCATACTCGGTTAGGTCTATGGTTGCCTTGTATCCATATCTTGATACAAGTATTTCGTGTAGTGGAGGTATCCAACCCTGGGCATTGTCATCCCCTGTAGCACCATTGCCAACAACTTTATAGTTAGCCATCTGTAGGTGCTGTAAGAACTGAACCCTATCAAACACAAAAGCGATATCCTTGTCACCCGTTTTCAGAATGTAGAAGTAGAAGTCAGCCTTAGACTTTAAGATTCCCGAGTCAGCATCTTTGGTAGTGCTTCTGAACTCAATGTAAAGGTTAGGTTGTTCGGGCTTGCCTCTGCGGGCAGCCCACATATAAGCCTTAGAATCATACTTAACCTCAATGGTTACAGTACGTCCTGCCTTCTTTCCTTTGACATCCCAATCGTAGAATAGTTTCTTTGGAGCTTCTTCAACCTCATATCCCTTGTCTTCAAGGTACTTCATCACAAGGTCTTGACCGTAGTCTCCAGAGATACTTGCTCTTACGAATGTGTTCCTACTCATTTCTTTAGTCTTAAGGCAACCTTCAGTAGTATCAAGTAACCGATTAAATCTTGGACTGTATCTTCAGTCTCATCTGTAATGCCACGCATCTTGATTCGCATAAGCTTATCATCAATGCGACAGCATAGGTTATGAACTGCATCACCACCTGCAAAGATACCAGCAGGGTTAAGTGCTGAATCCCCATAGGCTTCGTTCTTTAGCAGTAGCAAATTTGTAACTGCCTCAGACTCTTGTAGTATTAAATCTCTTGTAGTAAACTCTTCACGAGAAACATTCAAGACATTGTTTAACTTGTTTATATAATCCTTTTCCATATCCTAATATACTCTATAAACCACAATAACCACCATCACACTCAGAAAAATCCTCATCAAACAAACTGAACTGAGAGTTATAACTCATTATCTCTCTATAACTTACGTCTGACCTAAAGTTTCCTTTGTTCCCTTCCTCCTGCCTTGCGAACCAATCCATCTTCTCTGGATGCTTATCAGCCATATGCTTGAGAAGCATTGGACCACGCCACCAACAGCCTATGCAATTATTCATATAAGAAAACCTCACTGGTTTATCTTTCCAAAACTCCTCTATTGTGTCCTTGAACACGCCATCTTGAATCAGTGGGAAAGAAGGTTTGCAGTAGTCTATCACACCCCATCTATTGCGAGTGCCTGTCTTAGTCTTTCCTACTACAATCTTTACTTCTGTCATCCCACGCTCATTCAATTTAGATGTCATTGTTTTAGCTCGGGACTGCTCATTGGCTCTAAATCCAAACCTCATCTCAGCGTCACCTTCAATGTTCTTATAACGCCACTGAGCGATAGGCATAGTCTTCATATCTGTAGTACAGTACCTTGCTACTTTATTTGGCAAGAAACCTCCGTGATTTTTAATAGCCTCTTCAAAGGTAGGTCCTGTTACCCAATTAATCTCCTTGCCTATATACTGCTCAAGGTCAAGCATAGTATACACAATAGTATCATCCTCTGCTGTTGCTATGAACGGAGCCTGTATCTTATCCTCTACTAACTTCCGTATCTTGTCATCTTTAAACTTAGAGGACTGGTCCTCAGTTCTAACGAGAGAAAATACATTGTAATCAGCGGGATACTTAGCAGCTATGTAGCTGCTTGTTTTTCCACCGCTTAAACTATTTATTGTTTTCATCTAACAAATCAACTTCTATTTTATAAACTTTACTTGTACCATTACCTTCTATAACCAATCTTCCAGAAGAAGGGTTAAAGAATATATACCTATCTGTACAGCCAGTGTAATCTGACACATCAAACTTATATAAACTACCGTTTATAGATATGCTTCCATCTGCTTCAACAACAATGTTTAAGGCATCGTTTACATTGAAGCGAAGATAAGCCCTCACAAGATTTGCGAAGGCTACCTTTCTATCACGAATTAGACTGTGGATAGGCATACTGCTTTTCTCCTCTGCTGTCAAGTTCATAGTATCTGTTTTTCATTTTGTCATAATATAAAGTAACGGTCCCAAGCTTACCAACAATCTTTGGTTTAGCCTTGACCACTGTAATCTCTACTTGGTTAGGCTCATAAGGTACACCATTACCATCCTCTAATCCGTAGGGGCAACGCCATACATTAACAACCATCATACCTTTACGGCTCCATTGCATACCACCTGCTATGTCATTCATAGTAGGCTTGTCAACATAGGGTACGCCATTCTTGTACTTCGCTTGTTGGTGTTTAGTGTGTACTGTTACAATGGTGTGGTAGTTCTTCTCTGCTGAGTGCTTACGCACTTTAGTAAGTACCTGCCCAATAGCAATGTCATCACGCACACCTGCGGAAACATCTGTTCTAATCTCAGTGAATGGGTCAACCATACATCCATCAATAGTGATGAAGTTATCTTCTTCAATAGTCTCTACTGCTGTGTAGAATCCCTCAATGCTGAGGTCTTGTAGACCGCTATCAATTAAGTAGAAGTGTGAGTTGATAAACTCAATAGCCTTCTCTGTCTCCTCATCTGTAGCAGTGAGATGGTCATTGATTAGGAATGGCTTACGCAGATATACCCAAAGTAGTTCTGCGAATACTTCTGTAGGTGAGCCTGTCTCGGGAGTATATACTGCCCACTTCCAACCGCTGAACTCTGATAGGTTCATCATTAGTTCAAAACCAAACTGCGATTTACCTTGATGCGCCCCAGCATAGATGTATGTGGTGCTACCTTTCTTAACTGAATACTTGTCAAACAAGGAATCAAATCCTGTCCAAGCACCTTTCTTAACTCCTTCCTTGCGTAGTGTAGACAGTGAGTCTACTACGTCCTCTGCTTTGTAAATAATGTTTCTCATTGCTCTTGTTTTTTATTCTCCAAATTCTTTGCTGTAATCTTCCTCTTTATGTGAAAAGCTATTGCTTATTTCCTTACGATAGAACTCCTCTATGATATGGAAATCGTAAACGCTTTTACCTGTCGCTCCTACAAACGACATCATCTTCGCTATCATCTCGGGATTGCGATTGATATGGTCAAGAGACTTTGCTCTTGTAACAAACTGAAAGGGTCTGTCCTTTGTACCTTGATACATATTGGTGTATCCGTTACCACGCTTCTTCTTCCAAGCAAGGCGTACACCAACGTCATAAATCATTTGTCCTTCGTCACTCATATTACATTTTTATTAATCGTAACCTTCTCTGATACTTACGGATAAGTAGTGCTGAGTTGGTCAGTTGTTTCTGTATATCTTCACTCCATCCAAATCTACTGGCGTGTAGTGTTATGTTTACTTGGTCTATCATTAACATCTCCAAGTATTTCTGTATCTCTCTTATGTGTTTCCTCTTCCTCATCATAGCTCTACAAATTTATATTTATTTGGGTCAGTCCTATACATTGTCTGTGTCCAATCCTTTCTACTGTCGTATACATCTGCCTCAAACCAATGCTCATACATTGATGAAGGCACTACGATAGCGTGTGTTAGCTGTGTGTTCACTAAGAAGTAGGCACTCGGTTTAACCTCGTGTCTATCATATGACTTTTTAGCACAAACTATTATACTGCTCCAAGGTATTTCATCGTGAGAGGTGAAGTTAAAAGATTGGTGTTTAACCTCAATGATTTCTTTCTTACCATCTCGGTGCAGGATTATATCTCCCTCATCTATGAAGTCTCTGTATTCTTTCTTGGAGCCTGCAATATGTAAGGCAGGGACAGTAACTGTCATCTTCTTGCTGTGCAGGTACATTGCTACTCTCCACACTGCAAAAGAAGACTTACCAAGCTTCTTCATATAATCATCCCAAGCTTTATTTGTCATCCTTTCTCCATTTATAAATTAGGTAGCCATTCCAAGCTAATACTATAAAACATCCTACAACATCTTCAAGTGTCATCTCTCTTGGTGTTAAAGTAATAGGGGGGCCGAAGCCCCCCATCACTATTTAGAATGGCATATCATCACCATCATTCACAG